AAATCATAATTTTGTTGTATATCTTCATACATAATATTTTGTGGAGAATATCTACCAGGCATATTACCAGTAACTAAATAAGCAATATAATCACCAGTGTTAGTACTTAATTGTGCTCTTTCATAACTTTCTCTAAGTATTCTATTTTGTTCTAAATTTTCTGGTGGAGTTAATACACTAAGTAACGAACCAGGTTCAGAACCTTCACCTAATACTGTTTCCCATTTTTCAAACGCAATACTTATTTTTTCTAAAGGAGTTAAATCTCTTTTTTTATTTTTTTCTTGTACTCTTACCTCATCTAAATAAGCATCTTTAATATCTTCATAAGCAACTTGTATATCTGTTTTTTGCCAGTAAGCATCCCCATTTTTATCTACTACACCATTAGCAATTAACCATGATTCTGTTTTAGCTATAGCATCACTAATAGGAATTTCATCATCAAATAATCCAGCTTTATTTATTTTTACTAAACTTCCAATCGCTTTTAAATAAGCCTTAGTAGTAACACCACGCATCATCCATTCACTTTGATTATTGTTTCTTCCATTTTTTTCAAACTCTATAGCATCTTGTCTTGTTAATCCTTTTTCTGCTAAAATCTCTTCTTCATAAGGAGCAGCTATAGCACCAAGATTTGCTGTTCGTCTACCAAGTGAATCAAAAATACTATTTAAACCTAAAAACAAAGTTTGTGTAAATGCTTTTTTTCCTTCAGTTCCAAACAATTCATTTCTTGTATTGGAATATACTTCTTTGTTACTTTTAACAATTTGACTAACTTGTTTTAACCAATCAGTAACTGCATTAGGTTTTCCTTTAGTAATATTTACTTTTATTGGTTTAGTTGTTTTATATAATTCATAATATGTTTGAGGAGGTACATTTAACTCTGCTGCTGATATTACTAATTCATCTAATTCAGAAGGAGTTAAATCTTTTAATATTTTGTAGTTAGTAGCTAATGTATCAATGTCAGCACCAAGTTCAACTTTTTTAGTATCTTTTCTTTTGTTGTAAGCAATACCTTCTTCTATTGATTTGTAGAAATTCTCATTCCATTTGCTATAAATGTTCATTAGAACCTCTGAATTGTTATTGGAGCTTTTTCCTTAATTAACTCTATTAAAATCTGTGTGTCTGTATTTGGTGGTAATTGAACAATTTGTTGTGGTTGTGTATCTGCTAATCCAGATTCATTAATTCGTTCTGTAGGTTTAGCAAATATATCTTCAGGTTTATAGCTTGGCATACCACCAGTAGCAGCAACTTGTTGTTTGAATCCTGGAGGAGGTCCACCTACTGCAGATATTTGTTCTTCTTGATTTGTATAACCACGATATTCTTTTGAACCTGGAATTGGTTTTAAAACTAAATCTTGAAACGCACCATCTATTTTAGGTGTTTTTCCTTTTCTACCACCTGGCATTTTTGTCATCCTCATCTGGATTTTCCATTTCAAATCCTATATCTATACTAATCCATACTCCAGGTATTGGAGTAGGTAAAAACATATTACCTAGTGGCATATTAAATTGTGATAAAAATGTTTTATCTATGATTGGGTCATCTTCAAATTCTGGTAATTCCCAGTTTTCTTGATTAATAATATTAAAAAACTTTTCATTAATATCAGAAGGGTTCTTAGCCAAGAGGTCCTCCTATTGGTAAACCAGGACCTGCAGCTAATTGTTCTGGTGGTAATCCACCACTTAATCCAGCTAACACAGATGCTATATCTGGTTCACCTTGTGGAATTGCTGGTCCACCTAAACCAGCTAACGCTTCTTCTTCTGGACTTAATTGTGGTTCTTCTGGAGTAAAAAACTTATCTAAAATACTTGTAATGTTTTGTGGGTTTTTTCTTATCTCAATAGCTGCCATAGTTGCTTTTGGATTACCTTGTGAAGCCTGTGCCATTAATGATTCAAATAATACATTCTCTGCTCTTTCAGAGTTAACTCTATTTTGAATCTGTGATATATTATCTAAACCATCAAGATTTTCTTGTAGTGTTTGCATATCAATAACACCTTGTTGTTTTAATTGCAAACCAGTAATAATTTTTTGTGGTTCATCAAATCCTGCCATTACACCATAGACTCTTCTTGTTTTGTACATTTCTGCAATATCTATACTTGGGTCGTATGTTTCTTTAAATGCAGTACCATTTCTAAAACCAGCAATAGGTTTTCTTTTACCACTGTACATTACTTCATCCCACTCTAATCTTTTTGCATCTATTTCTTCTAATGCGTCTTTTAATATAGTTTGGTATTCTCTAACATGCAGTGATGCAGATTGTCCTAGCTCTTCAAGTCCTCTTCCAGTAACAAACGCATTTGGAGACTGTCCATCATCTGATACTGGATAAGCAGAACCTAATCGCAAGTGTCGTTCAAGTCTATCTATTTGTTGGAACAACTGATAAGGTAAATTATTAGTAGGTTTGCTAACTTGTGAACCTGGGGTCAAGTAGTTAACAGCGAATCTACCTTTTCTATATTGTCCTGATTCTATCTCACCAATGATGTTAGTTTCTGTAAACACAGCATCTTCCATAGCTATAACAGATAGAACATTGATTTTTGCCATATTAGCCATTAATCCAATTACATGATGGAACTGGCTTTGCATTTGGTCAAAACTGTAACGCTTTGCTATGACAAATCTTGGTCCTGATTTTAAAGGATTAGGTATGAAATCTAAAATAACTTTGTTCTCTGGAAGAAACACATAAGTGCCTTCTTCATCATAATATTCAGCTACAACTTTACCTGTACCATCTGCATTAGCCCATCCTTTGTCATAACTAGAAAGATAAGCCATAGTGTTATATTCACTAGATACTTCATCTAAAATTACATTTTTAAATTTAGGGTACATTTCTGCAAGTGTTACATGAGGAACTCTTTGTACAACTGCTAATTCTTTTGGTTGTTGGTCAACTCCAAAGTAACCTGGGTAACATAAGTATGGGTCTCTAATCTCTGCTACTGGATAAGGTATACCATTAGCATCTTTCTTTTCTTTTAATATCCATACAGCAAAACCATAACCTGGTAACCATCTACCAACTTGTGGTAATTGTTTATCTAACTTTTGTATTTCATCAAAAGCATGAATAATTCTTTCTAGTTTCTCTGCTCTTTTAGTTGCTCTTTCAGAATCTTTATCGTTATATATATCTACTTTTAAATCTGGAGCTCTACCTAATTTTTGTGCAAATCTTTCTAGTGCAGACATTAATAAGTTAGGGGCAGGTAATTGTCTATAATCCATATCACGCATATCTTTACCAAGTAATGCTTTGAGACCATCAGCTCCACCATTCATAATGGCTCTAATGTTTTCTTTATCTGCTGCGTAGTCTGCGTGTAAACTTCTAAGTTCGTAAACCCTGCTATATAATTGTTCTGCTGTTTTCATTATCTCCAAACATCCAAGTCTATGCCCATGCTTTTATATCCACTAAAACTAGGTTCATATTCCATACCCATTGTAGCAAGTCTTTCTTTTTGTAAACGCCTTATTGTTTTCATTGGAAACCAACTTGCCATTACTAAGTCAGACTTTTGTCCTACAGTTCTACTTTTATTTTGAGCAGAACTAAAGTACACTAACTGGCTTGTATATAAGTTTACCTTCTCTTGTGCTTCAAAGCTACGATATGGTAAATTAATTAACTTCTGTTCAAACAATGGTCGCATAGCTGTTACACCATACACAGGGTCATGTTTGTTGCCATAAGTTTGTGTACCTTCTAAAAATATACCATGTTTACCAGCAAACTCACGAATTGATTTATCTTGTCTAATTGCTTTTTGAAATCCATTTTCTTCAATAACCCAGTGAGCTAGATTATATTTCTGATACCACTTTTTAATTATTTCTAATGCTTGTGGTATACCTCCACCTAAAGCATTTTCCATATCAATCATAAATAATCTATCTGTATTTTGGTCATATCCCCATAAGAAACATGCTTGATAACCTGTTGATGCTGGGTCAAGACCTGCAATTAATCTAACATTGTTTGGAACATTACCTATGTCTCTATTCTGGTCTCTACATGCTTCTATCTCTACTCTATCAAATAAAGACATACCATCTGGCATAGCTACATTAAGATATACCATTTCATAGATTGCTCTACCTCCTGTAGTTTCAGCAGCTTTTTTTCTATCCATAAGCCACTTGTAGGTTCTTTTCTTAGCCCACAACATACAATCTTTATGTGCTTCCATATCCCAGTCAGATATTGTACAAGCAGTATCATGTGCTTCTTCTACAATAGTTAACCATGATTCATTATCTAGTAAGTGAGAGTACAAATCATCATAATGTTGTCTTGAACCAATTACAACCATAGCTGTGTGTTCCTCTTTACGAGATGATAATGTTGTAGTCCACCAGTTTCTAGTGTTCTCTCTTGATGCTGGTTGCATAGTAGATGTATGGTCCTCAATGTCGTCAGCAATAATAATATCGCAGTCTCTAGAAAGAATCTTTCCTCCTCTACCTATACCCACCATGGTAGGAGATTTGATACCAGTAACAGTACGAGTACCAACAGTAAAACCATTTTGCGACCACGACTTACCTGTCCTACTGGTTGGTTTAAATTTTGGTCCTGGTCCACATATTTCTTCAATTAATAACTCGTTACTTTCTAGTTGGTCTAATACAGAACTAACTGCATTCTTTGCAATCTCTTCGTTACCACCTACCCATAGTATTCTGATATTTGGATTTGTGCATATTAACCATACACAAAAATGAATTAACAAATCAGTCTTACCATGTCGTGGTGGGGATAATATCATTTGCTGATTACCTTGGTCTATAGCTTTTAATATAGAATCAATCCATTTGTTATGAAAGTCTGGTGTTTCGTATGGTATACCCTGTTCTGTTTGAAAATATCTATCTCTAAAGTTACTAAAATCTTCTAATGATTTTTCTGCTACTTGTGGTAGTTCCCAATTCTTTCTAGCTTCTTGTTCTTCTAAATCTTCTAAGTATGCTTGATATGCCATAGAGACTGCAGCTACAGAAGTCTTTAATATTTTTGAAACATCTTTGATTGTTGAGTTACCTTTGAGTATTGCTTCGCCTAATCCTGATTCTTTTAAATCGTTATAAACAACTCCTCTACGACTTTGTACATTTTTTTTGCTAGGTATAATTAAATCATCTTCTTGTTGAACCCACTCTATACCTTTTGCTTTTGCTCTTTTCTTTTGTGTTTGAATACGATTAGCACATCTATCACTACAGTATTTCATGCGTTTGCCACTTAATACTCTTTTGCATCCTGCAGCGTAACATATTTTTCTATCTACCATATTTTTCGCAATCTTTGTTTTTGCACACTACATGCCCTTCCTCAATTTTGAGAGTTTCTTTACACATAGGACATGGAATGTAGTAAGTACTCAAAAATTATTTTTTCTTCCAACCACGCTTCATTTGATTGTAGGCTTGTTTAGAAATAGTAGATTTCTTTTTTGACCTAGAAGTTCCTGCTTTTTGCCTTCTATGTATATTGCCTACTAAACTATTTTTTCCTGAACTATGTGCCATTGTAACTCCTTACCACATTTCGCAAGACCAGTACCTAGGTGTAGTCTTGTCTTTTGCTGTATCGCATTTATGTCTATCTCTAAATGATTTTCTAGCTTCTGGATTATCTTTTCTGATTTCCATATTAGGGTCTCCAAACATAACCTTCTTAACTTTATCTCCATCCTTCACATAGACTTTAAATTTTTTACGACCATACCCAGGTTCGCCCTTACTAATCCTAGAAGGACTATCTAAATTAACTGACTTACCTTGATACTCTGCCATAGTTAAACTTTTTTTGGTTTATTCTTCATACCCTTTTTTTGAGCTTTTTTCATCCCTTTTGGGTAACCAATTCCTTTTGGCATTATTTTTGTTTCCTTCCTGCCTTACGCATAGCTATTGCCACAGCTTGTTTTTGGGAATAACCTTCTGACATAAGTTTCCTTATGTTTCTACCAATTGTCTTGTCTGACTTTCCTGTATATAAAGGCATAACAATATCTTAGCATAGGTGTGTAAAAAA